AACAAAGTGCACCATCTGGTCCTCCACCAGGAGTAATGGCAGGTGGAGCTGGTGGTGGTTCATATTAATTTACATTTTGGGTTATCTATATAATACTTATATACAAATAGAGGTTACATATGAAAAGTAAAGTTTTAGACAAAGGCTTTATTGAGGTTATTGATTCGTTAGGAAATGATTTAACAGTCGTCAATTCAGCTAGAGTATCATTCGGTAAAAGAAAAACAAAGTTCGATAAGTCAGATGAAAGACTTGTTCGTTATCTCGCAAAGTATAAACACTATTCACCATTCAGACATTTACAAGTTCAGTTCCATATAAAGGCACCTGAGTTCGTAATGAGACAATGGTATAAGCATGTAGTTGGCATTGAAACCACATCTAATTCTTCTGCTAAAGATCATGCGTGGAATGAGATAAGTGGTAGATATGTGCCAGTAGAAGATTTCTACATACCTGAAGTTTGGAGAAAACAATCGGAAGATAATAAACAAGCATCAGAGGGTGTATTAGATGACCTACAACAAAAAAGAATGACTAGTGTTTTCAATGAGTATATGAGACAAGTAGAAATGGCGTATGATAGAATGATTGATGCGGGTATGGCTAAAGAACAAGCAAGAATCATACTACCATTGAATCAGTACACAGAAGTATATTGGACTGCATCTTTTCAAGCAGTAATGAACTTTATAGAACTAAGAAATGAAAAGACATCACAAATAGAAATCCAAGAATATGCTAAAGTGATGTTAGAACAAATGAAAGAAGTATTCCCAAAAACAACTGAGTTATGGTGCGAGGCACATAATTGGCTTTTGTAAAAAAAATTCCTGACGATTGGAAAGTTGATGCTGACTTTCAACAGGACAGTCATAATATTTTTGAACCACTCTTTTCTGAAGAAAAATGTGATAAGATTATTTCTATAGGAGACAAGCTGGCAAAAGTAGATGCTACTATTAAAAATGATAAAAACAACGATGTCAATAAAGATATCAGAAACTCACAAGTTTCTTGGTTGCCAGTAAATAAAGAAACAATATGGATATATGATTGGATTTGGGCATCGGTTCAAAATACAAATAATTGGAAGATAGATATAAGAGGATTTTATGAGTGTATACAATACACAGTATATGACTCAGCTGTTGGTACGCCACATTATGATTGGCACACCGATACAGGACCCAATATGAACTATAGAAAAATTAGTCTAACAATACAACTTTCAAATACTGATGAGTATAGTGGTGGTGAATTTGAATTAGAAAGAGGTGGTATATTGGACACGCCTAAGTATAGGGAGAAAGGTCATGCTATTATGTTTCCATCAATACTTAGACATAGAGTATTACCAGTTACAAGTGGTATTAGAAAATCATTAGTTGTTTGGATAGCGGGTCCACATATTAGATGAAAATAGTAGAATCACAAAAAGAATGGGATAGGTTTCTAACCAAATTCAAATCAGAAAGTTCTGTTATCGTTCCAGTTCAATGTGATGATAATAAACATCCTTTAGCAACAAATTTATGTTTGATATATCTTAGAATGTTAGATGATAAAACAGAAGAATACATATTGCCATTCAGACATTCAGATGCTATAAATCTAAACAAAAAATATCTGTATCAATTAAGGACATCACAAAAGGTGTTTACCTATGATAAGAAAAAATTGTTACATCTGATAAAATTAGAGAACATAGATGACATACAGATGAAGAGTTATTTGAATAAAAATACACCAATGCCAATTGATGAGTTGACTACAAATTCTCACGACTATTTCAATAGAGTCTATTGGGGAAAGTCTAATATAAATTGTATAATACCTATTATGAAACATTTGGAGAAGAGTAGGCTTATAGTTGATGAGATAAAAAAAGGTGTATTTGGTAGTATCCAAGATTGCTTTCAAACATATAATAATGATGTTATTCCTAATTTGTATAATATAGAGAAGAATGGATTACAAACCACAAAAGGTATGGTTTATAGTGAATACAATCCTTATACTGCCACTGGTCGTCCATCAAATAGATTCGGTGGTATAAATTTTGCTGCTTTGAATAAAAAAGATGGCAGTAGAAAGAAATTTATTAGTAGACACGGAGAAGATGGAATTTTAGTAGAAATGGACTATGATGCTTATCATCTTCGACTAATTGGTGAAGTGGTTGGATATGAATTTCCAAAAGGTTCTGTACATAAACATATGTCGAAGCTGTATAAGGTAGGTTATGATGAGGCTAAATCCCTATCATTTCAGTACTTATATGGACATATACCTGATGCTGTACTAAAAAGTAACCCATTTTTCAAAAAAGTGCAAGTATATATAAATGAAATTTGGAACTCTTATAAATCGAATAATTTCGTAGAATCTGATATTTATAGTAAGAAGATATACAAAAGTAATCTATCAGATATGAATAAGAATAAGTTATTTAACTATCTTGTTCAATTGATGGAAACAGAAAATAATATGAGAGTACTCACAAAATTATTACCAAAAATAGATGGTTATAAGAGTAAGATAATTTTGTATAGTTACGACTCATTTTTATTTGATGTACATAAAGATGATGGGATGGAGTTTGTAAAGATGGTAAAGGCTGTTGTCGAATATAGAGGTAAGTATCCAGTGAGAGTTTCGAAAGGGATGAACTATCACGAAATGGAAAATTTTACGGAGAAATTATGAATACTAGCATAAATGATATTTTAATTGAATGGGCGTATAGAGTAAAGGATGGCAAACCCAATCCTAAGAGTATCAGAGATAGAATAGTATTAGAATCTGTTCTAAAAGATTTTGGTTGGAATGTAGTTCAGAGAAATGCTCTAATAGAGAATCTAGCTGAAGCACCTGATAACAAGCCGTTATCCAAACAAGACAAAGATAAGATAAAGAAGATGGGTCTTATATGGAAAGGTAAAGGTTATGGTAAAGAAAATGAAGAAGGTATCATATTCAAAAATGTTGATGGTAAGTTGGTTTCAGTAGATAAAAAAGGCAAAGAGAAAAAAGATGATGCGGGTAAGATAGATAAGAAGTCGGATTTCGAAAGAGACACAGACCCAAACAAAGGTGCTTCCTCTGAATTTCAGAGAGGTGGTGAAGACGCCGATGATAGTGAAGCTGAGACTCAATCTCAAGACTATACGAAACCACCAGAAAAAGAAACCACTTCACAGAGAGATAAAAGAAGAGCTGCACATAATAAACAAGCAGACAACAAGATAAAAAATAGTGAAAATGCAGAAAGCACAGCAGCTGAACTTATTGAAGAACGAAGAGGTAATATAAGAAATGCTTATGACTTACCTGCTGGTACACCAGCATCTACAACTGGTGAAACTTATGGTGGTGTGGCAGCTGAACAGTTGACAGAAAATCCTAATTTGACAGAAGAAGATTTTGTCGAAAATGAGATTGAAAAAATGAGAGGTACACCATTATATGATATGCTGATTGAAAAAGCTAAAGCAGCAAAAGAGTTCAAAAAAGATCCAGAAAAGTATGTTAGACAATGGCTAAGTATTGGATTTAAGACTGGACAAGGTGAGCTTGACTACCTACAAAGTGAAGAAAAGTTTAAGTATAAAAAACCTCAAACTAAACCATATCCTATTTCAGCAACAATGGATTACAATCAAAAACAAATTGTACAATCATTGTTAGAAAAGAAAAGAGATGAACACGAAGAGGGCTCTGAAGAATATAAACATTATCAAACACAGTTAGATTATTTAGAGAAGTTAGATGATACCGACACAGGAACTTTATATGAAACAACTGATGGTAGGATAGGATTCAAACATACATCAAATAAAAAGGACTGGACAGACCCACATAACAATACTTCTGTTAGAAAGAAGGGAGAGAAGATTTCAAAAGCAGTTGATGCTAATGAAGATTTATCAGATAGTGATAGAGAAAAAGTCGTAGAGGCTACAACCAATGCTGTAGAAAGAGCTGCTACAACAGTTGATAATGCTGAAAAAGCTGTCGGTGAAGATTCTCAAAATTTATCTCCAGAAGCAGTAGAGGGTGTTGGTAAAATTTTTGAATTTTTCGATCCAAGAAGAATTGACTATGTTCAAGAAATGAGAACCAATCCAGCTATGAAAAAGAAGCTGGAGAGTAAAGGTATAGATCCTGAAAAAGCAACCGAACAAGAAATAGCTGAAGCAGTCATTGAGATGGTAAAGGATGGTAGTGCCACTCAAGACATACAAAAGATGGTACTAAAAACTTCTGATGTTGTTTCTAGAGTTCGTCAGCTAAACAAAGTTGGACTAAAACAATATGGTGGTCCTATGTCCGTTTCACAGATAGCAAAGCATCTAAAAATGTCAGAAGCTGCTGTAAAGGAATGTTTAGATTCTAAGTTAGACGACATTGAAGACACAAGCAGAAAGAGAAAAGATTCTATGAATGTTGCTCACGAACAGTTGGTTGGGGATTTACAAAAAGCTGATTCTGAACTGGACTCTGATTCATACCCTAATAATCCTGATGGTGATAATGGTCCTAATCAGAGAGCTTATGTACAATCTTTTATGGATGAGATACATTTTACAAGATATATCAATGGTGAACTTGAGGGTATACAATCAATAAACATAGGTGGTACTTCAGTAAGCCCGACAGAGTTTAGAGAGTGTTGTGCCGAATTATCTAATTTTGATGGTGATATAGAATCTGAACAAGGTAGAAAAGACTTGATGAATCACCTACAGAAAAGATTAAGAGTTTCACCAGATGATGACGCTGTGTCATTTGGAAGTAAAGAGGGTGGTAAAGAAAGAGAATTAGGAAGAGAATCATACAGAACCAAAGGTAAATCTAAATCAATTCTAGCACACTTAGGTAAAGATATGATAAAGTGTTTGAAGGGTAAAAACTAATGAGAACACAACTACTTTGTACATTCTCTACAAGAGATAGACTTGATGTTATACTCGATCTAATTATAGAGTGTAATGATATTCTATATGATAAGGTCTATGTATTCCAAAATTTATCAGAACCTAATCAGATGATTTGTACTTACAATGTAATGTATGAGGATGACTATATTGCTGATGACATACCTAACACTATTTCATTACATAGAAAGAAACAGACCAACACATTATATTCAATCAATGCGCTAAACGAAGTTATCAGAGACTTGAATGGTGGAGTATTGGATAAGAGATTTCCTGTACCTTGGGAAGAATATAAGAACTCATTATTACTAACAAATGATACTGGACTAAATAAAATTCCAACAAAATTGCACAAAATAATAGACACCAAAAACTTCGGAGAGGTCTAAAATAAAATTGTATTTCACTTTGCTGAGTGATATATATTATAGGTTACACTTAGTGGTAACTACAAATTAAAAAATAAATAATAATATAGGAGAATAACAAATGGATATTAGTTCAATTCGTAAAAGACTGAATCAGCTTCAGACAACCAATAATAGGACTTCGAACCTATGGAAACCTCAACCAGGAAAACAAATCATAAGAGTTTTACCTTACAAACACAATAAGGATAATCCTTTCATTGAGTTGTTTTTTCATTTCGGTTTGAATAACAAAACCTATTTATCACCAATCTCTTTTGGTCGTCCAGACCCAATTGAAGAGTTTGCTCAAAAACTAAAAACAAGTGGAAACAGAGAAGAGTATCAAATGGCTCGTAAGTTAGAGTCAAAGATGAGAACCTTTGCTCCTGTAATTGTTCGTGGTGAAGAGACTCAAGGTGTAAAGTTTTGGGGATTTGGCAAAACAGTCTATCAAGAACTACTTTCTGTAATTGCAGATCCAGACTATGGTGATATTACAGATGCTATAAATGGTCGTGATGTTTCAGTTGAGTTTATTACTGCTGAAGAAAGTGGGGCTTCTTTCCCAAAGACTTCAATTCGTGTAAAACCAAATCAGAGCCCAATCGTAGAAGATAAAGCTCAGTTAGAAAATCTTTTGGAAAATCAAAAAGATATTACTGAGTTATATCAAGAAAGAACCTACGAAGAACTCACAGAGGTTTTGAATGAATGGTTGAATCCATCCGAAGAATCTACTGATACAGATGATTCTAAAGAAGCAACAGCTACACCTGTAGTTGCTAGTTCAACAAAAGTTGAAGACGCAAGTGCTGCTTTTGATGAGTTGTTTAGTAAGTAAATAAAATAACGAGGGTGGCTATGGTTTTTATAACCACTGCTTGATTTATCCTTTTCATCTGGTGCCACCCTCAATTTTTTCGTAGGAGAAATATATGTCAGTAAAAGACGATTTGGCTGGGGTTTTAGCGGATTCCCTAAATAAAAAATTCAAAGATTATAAGGTTGCATACTTCTTAGATGGCGCACAAGAAACACCAACAGATATCAAAGAGTTCATTTCAACAGGTTCAACAATGTTAGACTTAGCAATTTCAAATCGCCCTAATGGTGGTATTGCAGTTGGTAGGATTACAGAACTGAATGGATTGGAGAGTAGTGGTAAATCATTAGTGGGTGCTCATCTATTAGCTGAAACTCAAAAGAAGGGTGGAGTTGCTGTTTATATAGATACAGAGACAGCAGTAAGTGAAGATTTTCTACAAGTTATAGGTGTCGATATAAACAATATGTTATATCTACATTTAGAAACAATCGAAGATGTTTTCGAAGCTATCGAAGAGATTGTAACAAAAGTAAGAGAATCAGACAAAGATAGGTTAGTAACAATCTTAGTTGATTCATTAGCTGCTGCTTCTACAAAAGTAGAATTAGATGCTGACTTTGATAAAGATGGATGGGCTACTTCAAAGGCTATTATCATATCAAAGGCTATGAGAAAAATTACTCAGATGATTGGTAGACAAAGAGTTGCTTTGGTATTTACTAATCAGTTGAGAGTAAAGTTAGGTGCTATGTTTGGTGATCCTTATACTACTTCAGGTGGTAAGGCTCTTCCATTTCACGCATCAACTCGTGTTCGTTTGAAGAACAAAGGTCAGATAAAAGATAGTAAAAAGAATACTATTGGTATGACTATTCTGGCACAAGTAATCAAAAACAGATTAGGTCCTCCACTTAGAAAAGCTGAGTTTCCACTCTACTTTGAAAGTGGTGTAGATGATGAAGGTAGTTGGTTGCATGTCCTCAAAGAACATAAGATTGCAAAAGTTGGTGGTGCTTGGTATACTATGGAAGATCATGAAGGTAATGAAATCAAATTTCAATCCAAAGATTGGTCTGAAAAGTTAAAAGATCCAGAATTCAAAGAACATTGTTACAAATTGATTTGTGATAAGGTTATATTGAAATACACTAAAGCTGATTTAGGTATCGATGATGTAGAGATAACTGATGAGGTTTTAGGTGACGACTAATGCGAGATACCTTTCTATTCTCGATGAGATAAAGAAAAAAGGTGGTAGTACTGAGTCAGAAAATCCTGACGATAAAGTATTGGTTATAGATGGTCTAAATACATTCATAAGATGTTTTAGTGCTATACCAACTCTCAATGATGACGGAGCTCATGTTGGGGGAATAGTTGGTTTTCTAAGGTCAATCGGATATGCTATCAAAACAATTAGACCCACCAGAACCATTATTGTATTTGATGGTAAGGGTGGGTCTAATCGCCGTAAGAAATTATTTCCTGAGTATAAAGCTGGAAGGAATATGTCTAAGAGATTGAATAGGACATATGATTTCAATAGTAAGGAAGATGAACATCAATCAATGCTTCTACAGATAACTAGAGTAGTAGAGTATTTAGAATTTTTGCCAGTAACGACAATTACTATAGGTGGCATAGAAGCTGATGATACGATGGCTTATATCACTAAACAAATTCTAAAAACATCTAATATAGTTCTAATGTCTACAGACAAAGACTTTCTACAATTAGTAAATCACAGAGTTTCAGTTTGGTCACCAACAAAAAAGAAGATGTACGATCCTCCTAAAGTTTTAGAGGACTATGGTATACCATCTCATAACTTTGCTGTCTACAGATCTATTGACGGAGACAAATCTGATAACATAGATGGAGTTCGTGGGTGGGGTTTGAAAACTATTCAAAAAAAATTACCACTTTTACTCGAAGATAAGATACTTACTATACGTGACATTATTGATGAAGATGAAAAACTCAAAGAGAGTGAGGAGTTATTGAAACGAAATTATACTTTGATGCAATTAGAAGAAGTAGATATTAGTATGTCTGCTAAAACTAAAATAATTGATAAAGTCAGAGAACCAATAAACAGACTCAATAAACTAAAGTTTCAAAAGAGTTTTATCGAAGATAGGTTATTTGCCACACTACCAAATATGGACAGCTGGCTAATTCAATGTTTTGGTAAATTGAATGAGATGGCAGGAAAATCAGATGGGAAGGCATAAAAAATATAACTCAGAAGAAGAAAAGAAAGAAGCGCAACGAAGATGGTCTATGGACTATTACAAAAAGAACAGAGCAGTTCTTCAGGCAAAAGCTAGAGAACGCTATCGTAAAAAAAGACAAATGGAACTAAAAGAAAAACAAATAAAAGAATTATATGGCGAGTGAAAATTTTAATCAATTTGGTCCTTCCTTTCAGGCCAAAATAATATCATCACTTTTATCAGACAATAAATTTATACAAACTATCAATGACATATTAGAACCTGACTTTTTTGATTCAGATGCTAATAAGTGGTTGACTAAACAGATAGCTAAATACTTTATGGAGTTTAGAAAAGCTCCTACTTTAGAAGTATTGAAAATCAAAATCAATCAGATGGATGATGAGATTCTAAAAGTATCTGTTGTAGAAAATCTAAAGGATGCTTGGAGAAATATAGAAGCTACAGACTTAGAGTTTGTGAAACAAGAAACATTAGGTTTTTGTAAGAATCAGGTTATCAAAAAATCTATTATGGAATCAGTTGATTTATTGGAACAGAAAAAATATGATGAGATAAAAGTTCTAATTGATGCAGCTATGAAAGCTGGTAGTGAAAGAGACTTAGGTCATGACTATATTATATCATTAGAAGAAAGACTTACATCATCGGTAAGAGCTACTTTACCAACACCTTGGGATTCAATTACTAATGTAATGGATGGTGGATTAGCTGGTGGTGAATTGGGTGTATTAGTTGCGCCTGCTGGTATTGGTAAGACTTGGTGTTTACAATCTTTAGCTGCTCATTTGGTAAAGGAAGGTAAAACTGTAGTTCATTATACTTTAGAATTGAATGAGGCTTATGTTGGTCTGAGATATGATACAGTATTTAGTGGTACACCAACTGCTAATATAAAGTTCTATCAAGATGAAGTACAGAAGGTTATAGATGGATTGGCTGGTAAATTGATTATCAAATACTATCCCACTCGTTCAGCATCCGTAAACACTTTAGCTGCTCATCTCAAACAAATGGAGATACAGGAAATCAAACCTGATGTGGTTATCGTAGATTATGCTGATATCCTAAAACCAACCACATTCTATAAAGAGAAGAGACATGCTACTGGTGAGACTTATGAAAATCTTCGTGGTATGGCTGGTGAGTTTGATATTCCAATATGGACTGCTTCACAGGCAAATAGAAGTTCGTTAGAAGAAGAGGTGATTGATGCTAGTAAGGTTTCTGAAGATTACTCTAAGGTGATGACTGCTGACTTTGTTATGTCTGTAAGTCGTAAGGTAGAAGATAAGATTGCTAATACTGGTAGAGTTCATGTAATCAAAAATAGATTTGGTGTCGATGGAATTACATTTCCAGCAAATATAAATACTAATACTGGTAAGATTGATGTGTATGAATCATCAACTGTAGAAGGTAAAGGTGCTCAGGCAAAGATGGATAACTCAGAAGAGTATCTAAGAAAAACTTTATCGCAAAAGTATAAAGATTTAAAAGGATTTGAGTAAGATAAGTTGATATATATTATAATTATGATTGTTAAGAAAATAAGTTTACAAGGAGTGAAAGAGTAAAATGGAAAAATTTAAGTTGTCAGAAAATTTTATAAGTAAGTACAAGAGGAAAAAAGCTCCTTTCGGTTTCAATGGATTAGGTGAATTAGTCTATATGAGAACCTATTCTAGAATCAAAGAAGATGGAAAGAACGAAAGATGGTGGGAAACTGTACAAAGAGTCGTAGAGGGAACTTACTCTATGCAAAAGAATCATATTGAATCACATCAATTAGGGTGGAATGCGTGGCAAGCTCAAAAGAGTGCTCAAGATATG